TTTGTAGAGAAAAGTTTTTTTAACCGATTGAAAAATGTAGTATCTGCCATATTTTATTTTTTATATTAAAATTATATTATTTAATGGTGCACATTCATTATACACTATAAATATGTTGAATTTATTATTTAATCAACCAAGTCAAATCTTCATCTTGATTACCCACTTTCATTGACCACGGATTATCATCCATTGAACTTCCACCATAGAACCCAGATTCTTGTATTTGTTGTTGAATTCCACCCAAAGATTTTATAGTTAAATCAATTCCTTCTTGTCTCAATCTTAATGCAGTATCTCTAACCCATAGAGCAATCGATAAAGCCATCACTAAGTCATCATTGTATCCCCTCATTGCTTCTGCACGATTATTATTCCATATAAATGTAAATAGCTCGTCTATCAACCTATTAGAACGTATTGTGATTGATTTTTCTCTGAAATAATCATCTAATTTTGAAATAATTAGAGGTCTTGTCTTAGATGTTGTTGAAAATCCTGCAACCATACCTCTTTCTTCTGCTCTAAATTTGTTGTGCATCTGATGTTCTACATCCACATACTTTAAATCCTTACTCATATAGAATAAGTTTTTATACCCCCTATCAATTACCTGTTGTATTACTGCCCACCCAATATTTGCGTTCTCTATTACTAAAAGTGCTTCGTTATAATCAGTTGCTAAGGAAACTAAGAAATTTCCAAAATCTTTTGTATCTAATTTTCCTTTGTATTCTGCTACTTGTACCGAATTAACAATATCAATTACTTGTGCTGCAGAGTAATCCGTAGAATCTCCACGTGCAACGTCCGCAACAACCATATATGATTTTTGATAATCAGGATATTCCCATTTCCAAAGATTTCCATCAAAACCTGTTTTTTCTAATGGTTCTTGTACAAATGTTTCTTTATAAAACATTAATAATTCTGGGTCAATAACACTAGCACCAGAAGATACGAAATCACAATCACATTCCTGTGCTGCACCTTTGACTCCTAATAGAACTTGCTGTTCATCTCTCCATTTTTGGTCTCTTTCGGGGTGAACTGTCCAATGTAATCGGACTGTGTTAAATCCATTAGTTCCATCCTCCGCACCAACCCAAGTTCTATGAAAGAAATTACCCACACCATTTGGAGTAGAAAGAATAATTGCATTACCACCCGTTGATAACGTAGATTGTGCAGATATCCAAATTTCTTCGATATTATCAATGAATGCTGCCTCATCAAATACTAATAGAGATAGTGCTTCAGAACGACCAGCATCACCCGCTGCAGAAGTTGCTTTTGCCTGTGAACCATTTGAGTATCGTAATGAAAGTTTATTATCTTCAACTGTCGTTTGTTTTAACCAACTAGGTAAGTATTGATTCATTACCCTAATCTTAGTGATAAGGTTTTTAGCAACTTCTTGTTTAGTTGCAATTACCAATACGTTAAAATCTTGATTAAATAACATCTTCCACAATGCAAATCCCGCAGTTAAGGTAGATATACCAGTTTGACGAGATTTTAGAATGATATTATATCGATGGTCTTTAAATTGTGTTAGTGTATTTTCTTGAAATGGATATAAATGAAATGGTATTTTACCGCGGACAGGGTGCTGAATCATACAATACTTTTTCATAAAGTATATCGGGTCACCAGCACATCGTTGGTATTCTAATTTTATTATATCTTTTAATGAAGCACCTGCCATTATGATTTCCTATTAAACATAGTGTTCACAATTATGTTGTTTTAAAATTTCAAATGCCTTATTACGGAATTCTTCTATTTTTTGTATCTCTTCTTTACCATTTTTAATAATTTCCATTATTTCGGCACGAGTATCTTCTACTGAATTTGGCAATTCCCATTTTTCTGCAGTTCCATCCTCATTAACATATTCATAGTAAGGTTTTACATCATCATGTGTTTGTTGCAGTTCTTCTAATTTTATTTTACCATCAATTATCATACGAGTATATATTTTATAATCCTCATATTGTTCCCAAACCCCAGCAACTCTAATATTATGTTCTCTCTCTGCTAAACAATTAATACAATAACCAGTTTTTTTGATTACTTTTTTGTGATTACTATTAAGTTGTATTGTATTACAATCTGGATTAGAACATCTATCCAATTCTGCTATGTATTTTCTGATTTCATCAAACGCTTCAGAGTTTTTAGAAGTTTTCATTGTGAATCCTTCTTTTTTCTCATATCTATGATGCTCATCTTCCCAAACATCACCAACCTTGCGTTCTACATTAGCGGTTTCCCAGCCAACTGTGGTGTTTTTTGCATATTCACCACCTGTCATAACCATATCCACCAACTTCCTACGAGTTGGATGCATAAACTTTTTATTAAATTCCTTTGCCATTATTCTATATTAGGTTTTTATTTTAATATATATATAAGTATATATAAAATAAATTATGCGTAAAAAATACCTAATAATTGATTGAGAGAAGCGAATGCTCCTGTTAATTTGAATGTTTGGCCGTTATATACAAATACAATTCCTTCGATTGGTACGATTCTTTTAGCACCACCAATTGCATTTAATCTTTTAAGTTCTAATTTTAGTTTATCTATCTTTTTAGGGTCTCCACTTGCCTGAACATCCTTTATAGTTTGTTCTAAACGCTTCTTCATATCCCTAAGAGCAGAATCGGGATTAACTGTTAATACCGATGCGGTGAATTCCAATACATCTGCACCAACTCCTAAGAAAATATCTTCAAATTTCATTAAGTTATCTTTTGAAATACCTTTATGGTCTTCTTTATCTATCTTAGTAGCCCATGCAAGAGTCTTTTCATCCTTAATTGAATTCTTATCGATACGGAATCCCTTATCACCAAACGCCCATCTCTTAACTAACCCCATTTTAGTGGCGTTATCTAATGTAGTTGGTGATTTCTTGTTTACGAAGTTCTCCCACCATGCTTGGTGGTAATCAGCAACACCTGCAGTATCTCCCAATCCAAATTCTTTTTGTAATTTAGATATCATAGCAAGATACTTACCTTTTTTAGATGATAGGTCTTGTGATTTTGGTAATTTCAATACCGGTGGTCCTTGTAGAGTATACTTTGATTGAACATCTGCGTTTACTTGCTTAAGCATTCCACCTAATACTCTACCTGCTTCTGCCGATTCCCCTATTGCATCACCATTCTCATCGTACTCCATTGTTCCGTGAAATACTAATAGTGGTTGTCCGTAAGGAATGACGTTGACTGAGGTAGGATATATCACCTCTATGTTCATAAAACATGAACCATTCTTAAATACTTTATCTTTTTGTGCTTGGGATAATGATTTTATAGCATTAGATAGGTCTTTCATAGCAAAATTGTATGCATCGGTTAATTCACCTCTACCTGCAAACTTATCTGCTACTCCATTAATATCTAAAGCACCAGCACCTTTGTTTTTCAAATGTGATTTGTTTCTTGCTGCTACTAATCTACCATCTATCCAACTTATAGCCAAGGCTTGACCATCAGTTTTCTCTCTAGCAAATTCCAAATTACCATCCAATGCACGATTTACTATATCTTTTAATTGACCAAAGGTTAAATTGATTTCAGTATCAAACGGATGATTCATATGTCCGTATGCACCACCTTCCATTAATAAGGATTCGGTTGTGAATACAGGAGTAGATGATTTAAAATCAGCTTTTCTCATTATTGTTTTAGCAATCAATCTATCAGCCACTTTTATAAATGCTATATTGATATTCGATACTCTATCTTTAACTACAAACTCTTTATATTGTTTTAAAAACTCTAAAAATTTCTTTTTGTTTCTAGCCAATCGTTTAAATAACCCGGTTAATTCTGCTGGTGATATTTCTTTACCATTTCTCGGGTCATTTAACCTTTGAAAAAAATGGTCGGTTTCTTTTCCTAAATCAACATCGGTTGGGCTCATTTGTGAATCGGCGTATTTTTCAACTGAATCCATATCAGTCTTAGCCATTTCAACTTTAACAGCTTCTCTCAATACCGCACTCTGTGCTGAATAA